TAAAGCGTACCAGTTATTTGAACCGTAGCGTGGGGAGCTTAACGAACCGAGCCATTCCTCGATAGAGTTCGGCAAAACCTTGGTTTTCCCGAACTAACCAGACGCCACAAGGGTTTGCGGGCAGGCGCTGGGCTTAAGTGCACTTTCTGTTCCGTTGCTCCCCAAACCCCTCCTGCACGGGCCGCATGCATGGCTGTGTAACAACCTGCGCGTTAACGATGACCAAGTCTATTTTTCGATCTACTGGCGGATTCGGTTCCGCTCCGCGCCCAGCGGCTCGCCCGAGAACCTGGTGGGGGAATTAAGCCAGCGCCTGCTGTGGCTTGTAGAGGCGGCCAATCGGCTTGAGCGGGATTGCTACGGGGTCATCGGGGGGAGCTGTGTGTTCCGTGACAACGGTATCGTCCTGCTATCCGATCGGAATACCTCTTCCACCCACGTGCCATCGCACTGGTCGACCTATCCCGTAGAGCGCGCCACCGTCGTGCAAACCCCCACCTAAACGCTGGCGCCAGGCCCCTTAGAGTGGTCGGCGCCGTAGCCGGCCGGAAAGCGTGTAAGGGAACATGGCCAGATCCAAATCAGGAACAACCAAAGCGCCACGACTGGCGATCGATGCCGACCCCCGGTGGCCGGCATTCGTGAAGCGCTACGCCTTCAACCTGTACGCCTTCGCCGTGGAAGTGTGCGGCATGGGCAAGGGCAAAGGTGTCACCTGGCAGCAAAAGCAGCTGTTTGACGCAACGTCGGGTTACGGCTGCCGCGTCTCGGTATCGTCTGGCCACGGTACCGGCAAGACCCGCTCATTTGGCGTGATCGGCCTTTGGCACCTGCTGTGTTACCGCAACTCCAACACCTACGTTACCGCGCCGAAGCTGAAGACGGTGCGAGAGGGTGTGTGGAAGGAAATGACCAACCTGAAGGCCGAGATCCTGAAGGGGCCGCACGCCTGGGTGGCGGAGTACTTCACCATTCAGGCCGAGAAGGTCTACATCAACACCCGTTCCGCCACCTGGTACATCACCACCCGTACAGCGCCCCGCGGCTCGCCTGAGAACTTGGCCGGTACCCACGGTGACTACCTGCTATGGATGGCGGACGAGGCGTCTGGTATCCCTGACGAGAACTTTGGTGTGATCGGTGGTGCACTCACCGACAAGCGCAACCGCTTCATCATGGCTTCCCAGCCCACCAGGAACAGCGGCTATTTCCGTGATACCCATTACAGCCTGAGCACCAGGCAGGGTGGCGAGTGGACGAGCCTCACCTTCAGTTCCGAAACAAGCCCGCTTGTATCGGATGAGTTCTTGAAGGCCAAGCTGATCCAGTACGGCGGGCGGGATGAATCCGAGTACCAGATCAAGGTCAGGGGCATGTTCCCGACCAACTCCAGCAAGTACCTGCTCAGCCAGGTGGCGCTGGAGCGCGTCATCGAGGGCCCGCGTGTCATTCAGAACACCGAGGCATGGGGCAACCTGATCGTTGTGGACGTGTCCGCGGGCGTCGGCCGAGACAAGACGGTCGCCACCCACCTGCGCGTGATCGGCCATGGCGACCGGATGATGCCCAACAGGCGTCGGATCGAGGTTGTCGACGTGCCCGTGTACACCAACACCGAGGACTGGACACCTATCTGCGTGAAGCTTCTGGAGTACTGCGCGGTTCTTTCCAACCCCACAATCATCATTGATACCAGCGCCATGGGTGAACAGTTCATGAAGCGGCTGATCGAGTTGGGGTCTGGTAACTGCCACATCCGCGGTGTGCAGTGGGGCGCTTTACCGTTCAAAAACGAGTATCGCGACCGATTCATCAACCAGCGCGCCCAGGCAACCGTACACGCGGCCGAGGCCGTAAAGGATGGCGCTGTGCGGCTGATCTCCAAATACAAGAAAGACTTGCTCGACCAGGGTAGCCGTATGCCCTACGTCCTGGACGGCCTGGGGCGGTACCAGGTGGCCAGCAAACAGCTCATGGCGACCGAGGGCCTGTCATCCCCCGACTACTTCGACACCATCTGCATGGCGTTCTTGGAAGACGCCGATTACGTTCCTGCAGCCGGCGAGGGCGTCACCGTGACCAGCGATCGCAAGCAGGCCGCGATCGAGGCCGGTGAGGAGGCCTTTGCTGGCATGTAAGGTGCCTGGCTGGGGCCGAAGTGTGGGGCAGGGCTGGCGCGTGGCGGCACAGGAACGGGAAAGTGCGACAGAATGTGCCGGCCGTCGCCTCGATCATGGCGCTTGTTTCCTGACTGTGGGGCTGACACGTCTGAGTGGCGTTGGCATTCCGCCAACAATCCGGCGAAATAGCCGAAAAAAAGGGCAGGGAGGCACATTTCTCACTTCGAGACGATGGAAGCGGGGCTTTTTCGTCGGATAAATGTCCGAGGACACTTTTTTGGTGGCATTCTGCCGTTATGGCCGTGCCGCTTAGGAGACGTTATGCAGTTCAAGTGTTATGGAAACCGCACACGCATCATCATTGATGCCGCCGCTTTCGCCGCCTTCCGGGCTGAAGACAAATATGTGATTGGCGTGCTCCCTGATGGCGCAGAGCTGATGTTGCCCGACGGGGTAACGCTGAAGGCGATTGAGCAGGCGCTACCAACCGTGCTGCGGGCCAACCGCGGCACGCTCATCGCCCGCCAGCACATCACCGGCCTGGTCGGCAGTGGGCAGCACCGCAACGTGTGCACGGTAGTTGGTGAGTATCAGCTGGCCCGCCGCCAGCGGCCTGAGCCGTTCGCCCAGGCCTGCGAGGAGAATGCCCGCCGCCAGCGCGAACTGGCCGGTTCGGCTACCCGGTCGGCCTACGGCTGCCACTGATAGCTAACTGAAGGGGAGCCCGCTCATCGCAGCGGGCTTTTTTTTGGCAAAAATAACGATATCGGCACTTTTTATTCATTGAACAATGCCGATATCGGCATTATCATGTGATGGCAATACGACATTTCAGCCATAAGGAAACACTCAATGTCAGCACCAAATCGAAAGTCCGCTGCTCAGCTCAAAACTCAGTGCGATGCCTGGAACAACTCAGTTCCCGTGGGCGCCTTGATTGCCTTTGAGAATATTCGCGACAAGGGCGTTACCCACACCGGCAAGACCACCAGCGAGGCCCAAGTTATGGGTGGCCATAGCGCCGTTGTATGGTTCGAGGGTAAGAGCGGCGCTGTGTCCCTGGATCACTGCACCGTGATCGCCACCGAGCCGTCAGCTGAGAAGGCCGACTACAACGACGTATTCCCGGGCGTATACCGCGGCGCCTCTTGGGAGCGCCGAGCCCAAACCATGATTGCCAGCATTTCCGATCGTCTGCCCGTGTTTGGGCAGTTCCTGCTGACTGGGCCAGGCCCGGCAGGGCTGTTGGAGAAAATCGGCTATGTGGTACAGATCCGCCGCCGCCAGGGCATCTTCGGTTCGGATGTTTATCTGCTGCGCCACTGTGATGGCAGCCTATGCCAGCACTCGAACAACATGTTCCTGCCCCTGACCCCTGACGAAGCCATAGCGGTTCTGCCGTGTTTTGGTAACGTGCTGCCGCCAGCCGAGGGCCAGAACCCCACATACGGCCTGGGCGAGCCTGATACCCGCGTACAGGGTTTCATCATCGAGCCACCCGAAGGTTTCCAGCCCCGAGGCGGGGAGGGCGCACGCATGCGTATGACCGTCACGGACGCGGACGGCAACCAACAAGTTACCGACACCGTGTTTTTGTGAGGGGGGGCCAGAACGTGACAGCAGCACTGAAGAAGAACCCTCTGGACTTCAAGACCCAATTCAGCCTGGCCCTGAACAGCCAGGACGATGAATTGGTGGTCGATTTCTTCTGTGGGGGCGGCGGCGCCGGTACCGGCCTGGAAATGGGCCTGGGTCGTAAGGTCGACGTGGCCAAAAACCACAGCCCCGCGGCGATCAGCATGCACACCGCCAACCACCCGCACGCCCGACACTTCACCACTGACGTGTTTGAGGGTGACCCAGATGCAGAATGCCAGGGCCGCCCGGTTGGATGGTTCCACATGAGCCCCGACTGCACCCACCACAGCCAGGCCGCTGGCGGGCAGCCGCGCAAGCGTGAAATCCGCAACCTGTCGTGGATCGGCCTCAAGTGGGGCGGCAAGAAGAAGCCCCGGGTGATCAGCCTGGAAAACGTGAAGCAGATCCTGCAGTGGGGGCCGCTGATCGCCAAGCGCGACAAGGCCACCGGCCGGGTGATGAAGCTGGACGGAAGCGTGGCCGCCGTTGGTGAGCGGGTACCGGTGCAGCAGCAGTTCCTCGTGCCAGACCCAAAGCGCCGCGGCATCACCTGGCGTCGTTTCGTGCAGTTGCTCGAAGGCATGGGCTACCGGGTGGAATGGCGCATCATCAAGGCCTGTGACTTCGGCGCGCCGACCAGCCGCGAACGCTTGTTCATGATCGCTCGCTGCGACGGACAGCCCATCGTGTGGCCTGAGCCTACCCACGCCAAGCACCCAGCCAAGGGCCAGCAGAAGTGGCGCACGGCAGCCGACTGCATCGACTGGAGCGTGCCGAGCAAGAGCATCTTCGGTCGCAAAAAGGAACTGGCAGCCGCAACGCTGCGGCGCGTGGCCAAGGGCATGAAGAAGTTCGTGCTGGACAACCCGCAGCCATTCATTGTGCCAATCGCGAACTGGTCGGGCGAGCTGGCTCAGTCCGCCGCCGAGCCGCTGCGCACGGTCACCTCCTGGCCGCGCGGGGGATCATTCGCCGTGGCCAGCCCTACCCTAGTTCAGACCGGATACGGCGAACGTGCTGGCCAACAGCCGCGTGTGCCAGGCCTGGATCAGCCGTTAGGTACAGTCGTCGCCGGCGGCGTGAAGCATGCACTGTCGAGCGCGGTGATTCTGCCAGCAACCCATCAGGGCACTGTCCGGGTGAACGACCCCGGTGAACCGCTGCCCACGGTTACTGCCGCGAACCGCGGGGAGTTGATGATGGCCAGCCCAGTGATGATCGGGGCAGGTGGGCCGGTGTACGCTGGCAAGCCTGCGCCAGCCGATCAACCTATGGGCACGCTGATGACGCAGAACCATCGCGCCCTGGTCACCGCCTTCATTGAGCAAGCGAATGGCGGGTTCAACACCACGCCAGCCAAGGGCGCGGACGAGCCACTGACCACGGTCACCAACACCGGCAGCCAGCAGCGCCTGGTGACGGCCAGCCTGGCCACGCTCCGGCGCAACTGCGTGGGCCGCCCCGTAGATGACCTGGTGCCGACAATGACCGCCGGCGCCGAACATCACGCCTTGGTCGAGTACAAGCTGTCACCCGAGCATGAAGAAGGCGCGCTGCGCGTCGCAGCGTTCTTGATCAGCTATTACGGCACTGAAAACACCAGCGCAGCAGACGCGCCAGCACCCACCGTGACCACCAAGGACCGTCTGGGCTTGGTCACAGTCTTCGTGAAGGGCACGCCGTATGTGATCGTCGACATCTGCCTGCGCATGCTGCAGCCGCACGAGCTGTACCGCGCCCAAGGCTTCCCGGCAAGCTACATCATCGACAAGGGAGCCGACGGCAAGCGGTTCACCAAGACCGAGCAGGTGCATATGTGTGGCAACAGCGTCAGCCCGCCACCAATGGCAGCCCTGGCCCGCGCCAACGATCCTTGGAGGGCTATGGCCCCCGGAGCGGTGGCAGCATGAAAACCACTGGAGAGAAATTGACCATGCCAGAAACCATGATCAGCGTTCCACGTGCGAAGCTTTCCGAATGGCGCAAGGCACTACTCACCGCTGATTTTGAGTCGGTGCCAGGTGAAATGCGCCAGCTGCTGGAACAGCCCGCCGAGCGTGACCTTACCGAGGCCCGCTACGAGCGTAAGCAAGCAGAGCTGTATGACCTGCTACGCCTTGCCCGAGAGTTTGTCACCAACGGCGTTGACCTGGGCTACATCCTCATGCCTGAAGCTGATACCCCAGATCCAGCGCATGACCTGGTGTCCAAAATAGACGCTGCGCTGCGTCAGTCTACTGCGCCTGCCACGGAGGCCTGCCCGGCGGCCCTGGGCGCCCCAGTGTGGTACGAGCACACGTTGCGCAATGAGCGGGGCGAAGCCGTGGGCCAGACCATTGCGGATCACCAAGGCCCGGCATTCGGCAAGCCCGACGTGGACTACGACAAGTCCTTTAGCGTGGATGTTGTTGCGCTCTACAAATCTCCCGTAGCACCCGCATCCGAACACAACCAAGCTGCTGCGCCTTCACCAGCAGCCAAGGTCAGCCCGATCGCCCTGCGTGAAGCAATGGAGAACCTCGCTATAAGGGCCTCTGTGGCTGACCTGCCGCCCTTTTCCTTGCCAGCTGCAGTGCGCCAGGTGCCGACGGTGATGCTGGGGGGCGTGTGCGTGCGGGTGTCCTACTCCGGCCTCAAGTGGTACCACGATCAGCTGGTAGATGACCGCTGGGAACCGCTTACGGTGGATGAGTTTGAGGCGCTGCTGACTGAGGGGCTGGCGAAGTCATGAACATTCCAGGTCCAAAGGAAGTGGTCAACGCGCTACGGCTGACCGGTCAGGATGCGTTTGCGGACGAGTTTGAGGCGCTCTTGGCCAAGTCGACCGAACAGCGCCAGCGAAAGCCGGTACCTTTGCCAGCTAGCGTGAATGGCGTCAAAACCTTCGGAATCGTGCCAGACCTTGTCTATGGCCGCGATCAGTTCGGCCCCACGTGCGGCGGTACCGAAGAGCCGCTGTATGTTCTGCTTTCGGATCACCACGCCCAGCTAGCCGAGCGGGATGCGATGCTGCGCGACACCAAGTTGTGTATCGAGCGTAATGACTATCCCGTGTTCGAGTTGCTGAAGCGAATTGACGCCGTCCTATCCGCCAGCGCAGTGCCAAGCACGATGGTCGAGCTTGATGAGCGGGAAAAGTTCGAGGTCGCCTATTGCGAGTACTTCAACGCGCTACCGGGCGTCTCTACGCCCATCACCCCCGAGCAAATGCGCGAGTCTCGAGATGGCGATCACTACGAGCACGGCTCGAATGGGAAAAATCTTCGCTGGGAAGGCTGGCAAATGCGAGCAGGACTGGAGGTGCCAAGGTGAGCACTTCGGTCAAAGTGACCCTGGTGGGTGGCGCGGTTGTATTCGCGCTGCCTGGCCGTGACGCGCTGTACAAGGTCGAGCTGTGCGAGGTTATGGCAGGGGGTGACTACCGCATGGCGGCGTGCTTCGAGCGCGCCACACGCGCCTGGCGGCCCTGCGAGCTGCATCGGGAGCACCACGGGGCGGCTATGGCCGAGATCGAGCGCCAGGCGGCCCAGTTGAGCCCTGATGCGGCCGCGTGGTTGGCGTTACTCAATGAGGCGCCGCCAATGGTGCCCGAGCATGAGCGTATCAACGCGCTGACTACCCTGCTGATGAAGCGCCACCAGGTGGGGCGCCGAGCGATCGCCGCCCGCCTGGGCATCAAAGACCGCACCTTCCGCGAATACTGCGAAGGAACGAGCCGTGGCCCCCAGGGCGACACGATCCTGCTGGCGCTCGAAGCGCTGGCCAGCCGCCCGACACTGGATTGAGCGCAATGGACAAGAGCAAAGAGCGGGACGCGCTGTATGGCGCTGTGGTGGCAATGGCTGTGACGGCCAAGCTGCAGGAGCTGGCCGGTATCCCTTTCGGCATGGAGTCAGGCCGCCGGCTGGATATTGGCGGCATCACCCCGGAGAAGCGCGACCAGTACATGAGCGCGGCCTTCGCTGAAATTGCCCAGCGGCTTGGCGTGGATCTGTTCCGGCAAACCCCGGCAGTTCTCCTGGAGCAGTTGGCGGTCATGTCGGCGCTGAAAGACCACGATACCGCCGGCCTGTTGAAGAGCATGATCAATAGCTTCCTGATCGCCTACGTCACGCCGGAAACCCACGAACGGGCCTATGCGCATTTGCAAGGCCTTGAATCCCTTCGCGGCGAGATCGCTGCCAATCGTGCGGCCTGCGCCACCAAACACTGAGGATTGCCATATGGCGAATAAGCAACTGCAGGACCTGGTTACCACCAATCAGACGGCTGAAGGCCTTGTGCTGGGCCTAGCGGATCTGGACAAGGATGAAATGGCCGAGCGCCGTGAAGAGTTGGTGCAAGCGGTGATGGACGGCGCCAAGTTGCTGGCCAAGTCCTGGAGCCAGGTGGATGGACCCTTTGCTGCTCAGCACCAGCTGGACGATCACCAGATGGTGGAGGACGAGTTTCTGGCCCTGGCCAATCGGGTGGTGTTCCTGCCTGAGTCCGTGGAAGGGGTGCGGTTTCTGGAGCGTTGGTACAACCACCGCCTGGACTCGCTCAAAAGCATCCAGGACCACGCCCAGGCGGGCAATTTGATCTCGCTGCGCCCCGAGGATCAGCCCGAGGAGCACCGCGATATCACGCTGAACGACGACATGGCAGCCGGCCTGCGCTTGGGGATCAGGCTTGCGCGATCGCTGCTGGAGAAGTTCCCGCTCACTATGACGCTCAACGATGAGGTCCCTGACGATGATTGATGCCCTGGACAAGCTGGTGCTCGATGCGATCGAGCTGGGTGCTGAGATAAGCGTGTCGTATCAGCGCGATGGTGAGGTGATGACTGAGAAGGTCGTGCACAGTACCGAGCAGAAAGCCCAGGTCAAGGAATTCATCCTGGGCCGTGATGCCGAGTAGCGACATGCGCAGATCCAGCGAAACCAGACAAAACACCCCTATAAAACGTTTTAAGAGTTTTACCACCGTTTTATATATGTTTTGGCCATTGTGAATAACTGGATCGAGCCCACAGCCCATGGGGCGCGCGGCTTGTGCACAACCCTGTGGGTGGGTGGGTAAATTACGATCCTGGTGGGTAAATTACGGTTTGGGGTGGGTAAATTACTGGCTTCGGTGGGTAAATTACGCCCCTTCAGCCCGTTTTCGTCCAGCCGGGTGGGTAAATTACGGAAATGGCCGTTGTGGCGCATCATTTGGTACCCCCGAGAAGCCGCAACAGGCCCGTAATTGCTGGGTTTGCCAGCATGGCGCCACTGTCATTCCGTAATTTACACACCACCACCAAATCGTCACCGGCTTTCATGTGCCAATACAAGCACCTATTATCCACGCACAGCCAGAAACAGAGATAGCATATGTCAGCCACCACGGAAGCAAATGCCCTGGAGAAGTCGGTGCAGGCCCTGCAAGCCAAGCAGGCCACCAGGAAGCGGGAGCGCGCCTCTCAAGGTGACCTGCTCGAAGGAATTGAACAGCCCCAGCCCAGGCCCAAGGCGCAGGCAAAGCCCCCAGAATTGAAGTCAGTCACAGCCAAACCGCCGACCACGCGTAAGAAGTCACGCGGTGCTGAGCAGCCAGACTTCTTTGCCCCCATGCTTTACGACGTTGGGGCGAAGGATAATCGCGGGGTTATGGACGTGGCCGTCTACCGGCTGTCCAAGCGAGAGAAGCGCGTAAACGCTGTGATGCGCTACGAGCTGCCGGATGGATTTGTGCAGGTCACCTCCGGGCCATACGGCATGGCATCAGTCTGGGACTATGACCTGGTGCTGATGGCGATATCGCACCTCACCGAGGCCATGAACAAGTTCGCTGACGGTGATCGGGAAGAGATCCCCCTGCAGACGTTCCGGCCCCATATCACAGAGGTGCTCAAGTTCTGCCGCAAGGACAACGGCGGCAACCAAAAGGACTTTGTGGTTGATGCGCTCAATCGCCTGAGCACTACCCACGTCGCCATCGAGCGGACAGTAACCCGCGGCGGCGAGGCCAAAATCGTGAACAATGGCGATCCATTGATCCACGGCACGCGCGTCATCAGCAATGCCCGCACCAACAAGGTGGAGTACGTGGAGTTCCGCCTGGCCAACTGGATGTATGAGGAGATCACCAGCGGCGCCAAGCCAGACGTGCTGACCGTGCACCCAGACTACTTCCTGATGGAATCGGGCATTGAGCGCTTCCTGTACCGGCTGGCGCGCAAGGCCGCGGGCAAGGACAGCGCGCGCTGGGGTTTCAAAACGATCTACATGCGCAGCGGCAGCACCTCCAAGTTCAAGGAGTTTTCCCGCATGCTGCGCGAGATCATCAAGGGCAATACCCTGCCTGAGTACCACCTGGTGGAAGAGGACGGCGTAGAGGGCCCTGTACTCTGCATGGTGCATCGCAACGTAGCCGACAAATGGGCGAACCCTACCCCTCCCGAAGTGGAATAGCCGCTTCGGACGCGCAAACCCTCACCAGATCGCCCCCGCGGCCGCTGTGACAATCCCCCCGTGTATTGACGTGACGGGGGTGGGGTTGTGATCGAGGTATCCAGGTTCTACAAAGAGGTGCGCAAGTTCTGCCAGCAGGAGCCGACGTATTCGCCTCGGCGCCAGGTGGTACGCACTCTGCCCAGCGATCGCTGGGACCTCTCCCGCGTTGCCAGGCGCGTCTACAAAGACGCAACCGAGGTGCTGACCATCATGGCCGCTGCAGGCCTTCCCAACGTCGATGCTGAGTTGGTGGAGCAAGACCTGGTGCTGCCTACCATCGAGCACCTGCACCTCCTCAAGCAGCGCGCAGGCCTGATCGCTAATGTGCGGACGGTGCGGTAATGGCCCAGCAGGACAAGAAAGACCCCAAGCTCGAATTCATCCAGAGCGCCAATAGCGCCGGAAAGCAGGCCCGCAACAAGTTCACGTACGACCTGAATCGGCGACTTGGTGATCAGGCCGAGATCCTGACCGCCGACGATATGTCGGGTCTGTATGACCCCGACCGGCGCCTGTTTACGACGATCGACGGCAGTCCGCGGCTGCTGACCCTGGACGATATCGCGGCCTTCAAGGCGGCGGTGAAGGACGTACAGCGTCGACACGGCCTGCAGAAGAACGGCAAGGGTGTGCATGGCGGCATCCTGCCCAAGCAAGTTATTGATCTGTCGCGGCCGCAGGACCGGCGCCGGGCGGAAAAGGAGATTCACTTTGCCGTGCCGGTATCGAACCGGGCCGGCCTGGTGCACTTCCAGACCAATGCAGGGCCGAACTATGGCGCGACCCGCCACCACGTCATGGTGCAGTTCCTGGGCTATGACAGCGCCCTGGCCGACGGTGACAGCTCGAAAGGCGCCGCCAAGAGCATGATGCGCAGCAAGATCAAGTTCGATTGTGACTGTGGGCGTCATACCTTCTGGTACCGCTACATAGCCACCATCGGCAACTTCAACTATGGCCGGGCAGAGGACGGTTTCCCTAAGATCCGAAACCCGACCATGTACGGGGTGGGCTGTAAGCACGTCCTGCGCGTGATGCAGACGATCAGCCACGGGCCGACGTTCCACAACTTCGCCACCCGCATGATCGAGAACGGCCGCAAGCTGCTGAGCAACCAGCGCCAGATCGTGACTGTCGCCGATCAGCTCGCATTCGTGGAGAAGGCCAAGGGCGTGCGCAGCCGTGATCGCAAGCTCACCACCTCGGGCGAGCGCCGAGAAATGCGCAACGGTACGCCCTCGGCCCAGGCGAAGGCTGCAGCCAAGATCAAGGCTGCCAGCGAGTCGCTACGCAAGAGCCACGCCACCAAGGTGAACAAGCCAGTGAGCGAGGACAAGAAAATCAAGACATTGATGGGTCTGGGCTATAGCCGGGACGCCGCACTGGCAGCTATCGCCGCCGCAGACAAGGCACAGGGTTAACCATGCTGAACAACGTAGCAAAAGCAGTGAACCGGGCTGATCGCCAGCGTGTTCTGCGCCACCCTAACTCTCTCGACTGCGTGCTGCTGAGCAAGCAAGTTGACCGCAGCGACGAGGGTGGCGCCTTCGATGGAGCGCCCACGCTTGGCGGCGCCGGCATGCTGTCCTCGGAAGACGAAGTGAATTACTCCTGGGTACCGGCCTGTGACGCGCGGGTCAACTTCGCCCAGGGCTTCGCTGCGCCGCTGGGTAACACTTCGGATGATGGTCGTCGTCTTAACTACGAGGATCAGGTGCTTGAGGCGTCGATCGAGCCCCTGGTCGAGCCAGGCAAGGAAGGCTATGTGCAGCCGGTCAAGGACATGCTGGTTGCCGTGCTGGTCGGTGGTGGGATCATCGTCAACTACCAGATTGTCGACGTGACGGGCGAGATCAACATTCCCCCGTACACGCGCAAGTACTTGCTCAACCCGCGCCCGGACGAGGCGGCGACGGCCGAGCTGGAGCCGTAGGGCGCGCGAAGTCATCAGCCAGCCACTCGGCATAGGCATTGGTGATCATTGCGCTGGCGGCGTGGTCTGGCGCATCCAGGCGCGCCAGCCGCAAGAATTGGTCATCAAGCCAGGCCATCAGCGCCGAGCGGCAGGCCAGGCAGGGGCCAATGCCGCATTCAAGGGTGTCCGCAAATAGCTCCAGGAGCTGGCGCGCGGCGGCATCTTCTTCGGTCATGGCAATGCTCCATTGTGGCGGCCCGGTCATTTACGGTAGCACGCGGGCAGACCCTCCGGGCGGTGCAAAGCCCCCGGATTTCAGGCCCTTTTGGGCCGTTACGCTGGGCCCCAAATAGGCCTACTGCGTATCCACTCACATGGCAGACGAATCGAAACAGAAGAAGACCCTGCTGAGCAAGCTGGGAGCGGCCACCAGGGCTGCAACGAAGCTTATGCTGGCAGAGGTGGACGTGACCGCTACCAAGATGGCGGGTACGTCCACCTTCGACGCTGACTATGTCGGCATCGAAATGCTCATGGGCAATGGCAGCCGCCCGGCCCGCTCCCGTTCGGAGATTTACACCAAGTGGCACTACATGGTGCAGGACGGGTTGATCAGCACCATCCTGCGCCTGCACGTCCAGATGGCGCTGGGTGGGCATGAAACCACCGGCGAAACCATCTTCATCGAGCCCAAGGCCGATATCAGCCCCGCTGACGCGAAGATCGTCGCGGACCTGTCCCGCATCACAGCCATGCTCAACAAGACCGCCCACGGCACCTGCTTTAGCGCCGCGGCCTTTGGCGATGCCTACGCCCGCATTCGCACCTTGCCGAAGGTAGGAGTCGTCCAGATCGATACAGAAAGCATGTTCGCGCCCCTGGTGCAGCCCTATGTCGAGGCTGGCCGTACTGTCGGCTACGTCGTGAGCCTGGGGCCTAAGCTGCAGGCGCGCTTCAGTCACCTGCAGATGGTGCGCATGAAGATGCCGCGCATGGTGTTCCTGCCGCAAATGCGGGCCGTCGAGAACGCCCAGAAGATGGACCTTGAGGCCGACAAGCTTGAGGACCTGATGCCGCTGCCGGATCTGGTGGGCGGTTCGTTCCTGGAAGCGATGGAGGAGGACTACGACAACCTGATAGCCGCTCTGCGCGGGATGATCGGGCAGCGTATCGCAGGCTCGATCGATGAGACGATGATCGGCGCCAATATGTCGGACATGACCCTGGAGCAGCAGGAGAGCTTCATGCGGTCGCTTGAGAAGATGCTCAAGTCCATGAAAGAGCGGGCAGAGCAGGCGGTGAAGTCTGGCGTATACGCTACCTCCCGAAACTTCCACGTCATGCCGACCTTCAACGAAAAGCAGCTGACCCAGATTTCCAGCTTCCAGGGAGCCAGCGCTGGTGCCGGCGCCAATATCGAAGACGTGATGTTCTGCGCCCGCAAGCTGGCCGGTACCGGCGGCATCGACCTATCCATGGTGGGCTTCGCCGATCAGCTGACCGGCGGCCTGGGCGAAGGTGGCTTCAACCGCACCAGCAGCCAGGCCGCTGAGCGCTCCAGGATCATCCGCACGGCATACATGGCTTACGTCAACGACATTATCGATCGCGACATGCTGGCCAAGTACGGCTGGTGCTGGGACGACAGCGAGCGCCCCTACAACGTCAATTACTACGGCTCGATCGCCGCCCTTGAGGCCGAAAAGCAAGCCAGCCGAGAGCGCGCCATGAATACCGTGGCGATCCTGGTGCAGGTGCTGGTCGGACTGCGTGACTTGGGCACGGATCAGCCAACCAACGAGCTTCTACTGCTGATGGCCGAACTGGACCAGGAGCAGGTCAAGGCCGTGGCCAAAGGCCTGAAGAACGCCAAGCCGCCTCAGCCGGATATGGGCGGCGGCGGGAGCATGATCCTCGGGCCAGACGGCCAGCCAGTAGAGACATCAGAGCCCGAGCGGGCGCTGACCAATGACAACGAAGAAGAAGAGGCCGCGTGATGCCATTTCGCACCCCCATCATCAGCTACAACCTGAACGAGCGCGGCCGCGACTACACCGGCCAGGACCGCGCAATCGACATCGATGCCGCCATGCGGCTGATCAACAGCCCAGCAACACAGGAGGCAGTGCGTAAAGGTGATTTCAATGGCTACCTGGGTCATGGATTCCGCGAGAAGTACGGGCTGGCCGTGCCAGAAACCGTGACCGAGGGTGGTAAAACGGTCGCCCTTGAGCCGGCGTGTAAGACAGTGCTCCTAAAATGCCTGCCAGATGGCACCCTGCAGCACCAACAGGAGTTTATGGACACGGCATCCGGCCGGGTGGGCGCGCGCATCTACCAAAGCGGAAATTGGGGGTTCAGCTCGGTATTCCATGCCCCTGAGGTGAACGGTAAGCGAACCCCACTGCGCTACTACGGCATGGACTTCGTCCGCAGCCCCAACTACGACACCAACCGTGGCTATGCCACCATGTTGGACAGCACAGAACCGGGGGCGATGTCCGCAAGCGGCTTTGCCCAGGATTACGCTGATATGTTGGATAGCGTGAGCCAGGCCCTGGCGGAGAGTGATGCCCGAGCCGCCAGCAGCGAGGCCCATTCTGTTGCCATCAGCGAATCCTACCTGCACCAGTGCCAGGTCAACGAAGAGCTGGCCGATCGCTGCGCTCGCCTTGAGGAGAAGCTGAAAGCCCACGGCGCAGCTGGCAGCATGCTGGACAGTGTGACGCCGGAGAAGCTGGAGCGCGGGTCCGTGTATACGCGTTCGCGCGCCGCAGAAATGCTGGATAGCGCTGATCGCTTCATGAGCGCTGCCTTGCCGACCGATGAGCCCGCAGCCAAGCCTGAAGAGGACAAGACCACCGGCATCATCGCCAGAGGGCAAGCCCTGGTGGCGCAGGCATTGGGGCTGCGCCGCTGATGGAGAAGATCCTAGGGCAAGACCAATACGACCAGTCCGGTTTTCTGGTAGGGCCGAAGACTGAGGAGGACATGGACAAGGAAGGCCGCCAGATCGAAATCCTGCGCGCCATCCATGGCGATACTCAGGAGACGGTTGACCAGCTGGCGCGGATCGCTGACGGCATCGGCAAGCTTCCTCTCACACCTGCGCCAGTCGGACCGGTGGCCCGGGTGGTGGGTGAGCAGGGTAGTGATGAACTACGCTCGAGTATTTTGCATGTCGCCCCGGCCGAGCCAGGCGACGATGGCGAACGTGGTGAGCAGGGGCAGGCCGCACCAGCTCAGAGCGCCGAGGCAAGCCCTGTATCGCCCCCTCCGTCGCAAATCGACCTGAGCACCGCGCCAGCTGTGAGCGTGCAACTGACGGCGCTTTCAGAGCCTAGGCGGCCATCCGTGCAGCTTTCACCGCCTGTGGGGCCATCGTCAGCCCCTGCAGCGCCTCCTGAAGTGGCGGGCAGCCCGCCGCTACCGCCAACCCAACGGCCAGCCATTGCTGACCCAGAGGTTGCTGCAGTCGAGAAGGAGGCGCGGGAGGGCAAGCAGCGCGACCAGGTGCGCCAGGCCAACGGCCGGTTCGGCTCCAGCGAGCGCGTAGCCAGCCCAGCAGATGCCGGTGATAACCGTCCAGGGAAGACTGGCGAGGCACTTTCGGCCGCCTCCGAGTCGCTGAAAAACGCCGCCCGTGGCATGGCTGACGGCGCCGACAACATTGACCCTTCGGTACAGGCAGCCAAGGAGGTGAGCGCCGTTGTGTCGCCCGTGCTTGGCGTGTTCAAGCCGCTGGCCGGGCTGTTCGGCTTCAAGCGCTCGACGCCCGAAGAGAAGCGCCATCGTGCCGACGTGCTGTGGTATCGCCGGATTTGGAATGCCTTGCGGGACAAAAAGTCCGACTCACGCATGGGGCTGATCCTTACAGGCCTCATGGCCGCCCTGGGCATGTTGCTGGCGCCGATCAAGGCGCTGGCGCGCATTACAGGGATCCTGCGCGGCCTAGCCGCGGCCGGGGGGATGCTGAAGGGCGCCAGGGTGCTCATCAGACGGCGCGGTCTGGATGGTCGGCGGGGCCGTGACGGGCAATCCGCCAGCAGACGCGATCGGCGGTCTCATCGAGGGCCTGCGGACATCAAGGCCGATAAGGCGGCCAACCACAGCAGCAATCGTGGCAGGCCTGGCGCTCCTCCGGACGCGAGAAAGCCAGCCGGCACCGGAATAGGCGCCAAAAGCGCTAAAGGCACTAAAAACACTAAAGGAGCTGAAAGCACTAAAGAAACTGAAAGCACTAAAGCGCCTGATGCGTCAGAGCGTCGATATGGTATCGGCAGCAAGCTTGGCCGCGCTGTCAAAGGCGTTGGCAAAGGGCTGCCATTCCTGGGCGCAGTGCTCGGACTGGGCGCGATCGCCGCGACAGCCATGGCCAAGGATGACCCCAACGCCACACCGGAAGAGCGCCAGCAGGCAAAAGCTGAGCGGTTTGGTACCTATGGCAGCGTAGCTGGTGGGCTGATCGGCGGAATGCTGGGCATGTTCGGCGGCCCGGCCGGCGCGATCGCCGGCGGTATGCTCGGCGAGCAGTTGGGGGAAGCGGTCGGCACCTGGCTTTCTAAAGTCGACCTGCAGGGTATGGTTGATGGCGTGTCGAGCGCCTTCCTGGGCCTGGCCAAGGCGGCTGGCGACCAGGCCGGTAAGGCGTTCGACTTTGTGCGCGTCAAGTGGGATGGTCTGGTGGCCACCGCCACTACGGCGCTCACCGGAATGGCGGATTGGGCAAAGGAGAATTGGGCAGCAGCAACCGATCGGATCGCTGCAGTACGAGACACGGTGGCCGACCGATACAGTTCGACCAAGCAGAAGCTTTCCGATGGCGCCGCCCGGGTCAAGGACATCGGCCAGAACGCCATTAGCAGGATCACAGGCGGTCGCTATAGCGGCGGCTCGAACGTCCGCAAGGCCGAACTGATCAAAGCGATGGATGCCGGCGGCATCACTGACTCGAAGTCGAAGGCGGCTCTGATGGCCAACGCTGACCACGAATCGGGAGGTTTCACCAGGACAGAAGAGAACCTGAACTACAGCGCCAAGCGCCTGCAACAGGTGTTCCCCAAGTATTACCAGAGCATCGAGCAGGCCCGAGCGGACTCCGGCAACCCCGAAGCGATTGCCAATCGAGTGTATGGCGGGCGCATGGGCAATACCGAGGCTGGTGACGGCTTCAAATACCGTGGGCGTGGCGATATTCAGCTGACCGGCAAAGCCCAGTACGAGGCCATGGGCAAAAAGCTGGGTATTGACCTGGTGAACAACCCCGAGCTGGCCAGCGATCCGAAGTACTCCGCCCAGATCGCAGTCCAGCACTGGAAGGACTCCGGCGCAAACGCAGCTGCCATCCGCGGCGACATAGTTGGCGCACGGGAGAGAACCAACGGGGGTATCAACGGCCTGAGCGACGTGGCGGCGAAGTATGAGCAGTACCTAGTCCAGTCCAAGGCGGGCGACCTGACCCCTACGCGGCGCGCCGACCAGGTCAAGATAGCAGCGCCGGCTGCCGCAGCCGAGGCGATCGCCAGCAGCATGGCCAAGGTCACGGGCCATACCACGGCGGTGCCTGGGGTCACGGGCAATAAGGCAATTTTCGCGGCCGGGCAGGTGCCACTGGCCTCGGTACCCGGGCAGGTTGGCGCAACCCCGGGAGGTGCGTCTGTATCGCCCACAGCAGCTCCGCCAGCGCCGGCCAAGCCATTGGGCATGATCCCCATTGCCAACATGCAAGCGGCGCCCGCAATCCCAGCGCAGGCCGCCGCAGGCACACCAGGTGGGATGCCGGTAGCGAAGCTGGCCACCGCAGCACCTGCGCCGCTCGTACTTGCGCCGCCACCGAGTTACAGTGCGCCCGCGGCCGATGCCAGCTCTGTGAAGGTTCCGAGCGCGCCGAGTGTGACCAAGCCCCTGCTGGGCTCATCGACCAAGTCGGCGCCACCGCCCGCGGCGCCGATGATCCTGAGCCAGGATCTGGAGGACAGGCGCATTGCCCACGCAGCCACTGGGGGGCTGGGCGGCCAGTCCCGCATGTGACGCAAAACTACGGAAACCGCCGGCAAAACCGGCGGTTTTTGTTTGCCATCATCCGGGCAATAGTTTGCGACCGGTGCACCATGGCCAACGATGCTTACAACGTGGATTTGCTCTTTCGGATGATCGCCCACTGGGTGAGAACCAAGCCCTATGCCTACCTGGGCTCTTCCTACGGGGCGCCCCTGGAAGAAATGCTGCAGAAACCCCTCAGCTCCCCAATCGCCGATGCCTTCCTGGCCAAGATGCGGGCGGATATACCCGTGCTGGCGGCGCTACCTGCGAGTGTTGTGACCATGTACGCGGAAAACGACGGTATCGATCGCAAGTACATCTACATCGACATTGATGGTTCAGCGGTGAGCCTGTCGGACATGGAGGGCGTGACGCGTGGCAGTTACTAAAGATGAATTCATGCAGGACGCGGTCAACGAGATCGCGACCTTTCCGACCATTTCAGCCCGGTACCAGATCGGTGATCCGCTGATCTTGCAGGGTATCCAAGCGATCGCGGCCCAGCTGGCGCATCTGAGCCAGCAAGTCGACGTGACAGGTGCCGAGCCCTGGACGAAGGCGCGCGACGTGACCGTGCGTGCAGACGCCGCTGTGAAGGGCATTCTGCCGTTCGGCACGCCCTGCATCGGCAAGCTGAAGGTAACCAACGGAACCGACCAGACCATGCGCGTTATCGCCGGCCGTAGCCTGATGGATGCACAGGGCCGCTTCTGGGTGGTAACCGGTGGCGCCACGGTGTTGGCAGGCCAGGTCAGCTACCTGACGGCCAAGCAGGTGCGCAGCCGCACGTTTACTCACCAGGTGAACGCGGTGCGCTCGTTCTACACCATCGACGTGACAGACCCGGATATCGGCTATATCGCTGATATTCGCGTAGATGGCTTCGAGCGCAGCAACGATTTCGCCAACATACTGCCGGGGGACAAGGTCTACAACGTCAAATCGGACGAATACAGCGCCTTGAGCCTCCAATTCGGTATGAGCACGGCCGGCTATGTGCCGCAGATCGGCGAAGTCCTGAGTGTGTCGATCGATGACACCGAGGGGAATCTGAGCCTGAGCGTGGGTATGAGCTACGCCTTCGAGTACAACGAGCTGACCACCAGTAACATTGAATCGAAGATGGTTCTGGAGCTGGCCGAGGTGCTACAGCAGGGCGCAGACCCCATGGACATCGCCACCATGCGCGAAGTCTGCTCCTACCCAGCGATCTACGATGAAAGCGCGGTATTCGGTTCCAACTTCGATTTCCTGGTACGCAAGAAGGTCGTGCCGCTGACTTTCCTCAGCATTTGGAATGAGCGCCGGGAGGAGCAGGTACGCGGTGCCAACGTGAAGAACATGAATACCCTGTTTGTGGCGGCTCTCAAGGACGGCACTACGCAGGACGTTCTGCATGCGCAGATCGCGCAGCACATTCAGCGAGCTGACGACAGTTACCGAATTCAGCGGGTGACCGTGGTAGAGAAGGTGGTGGGCGTGACACTCACGCTGTATATCACATCTGTCTACGACAGCGAGGCGGTCAAAGAGGAGGTGCGCACCAGAATGCTCAAGGCCTATGGGCGCGATTCGGCCTGGGCAAAGCGTGGCGAGGCCAAGATGCTCGAAAAGGACATCTACAAGGACCTTGGCGACAACGTAGCCGCCCTGAGCCCCCGGGTGGGTAACTTGATCATCAGCAACAACACCGCTGGTGCCGCCGAAAAGCCGGAGCATTTCCGCTATATCACCGCCGCAAGCCTCATCTTGAACGTTGTGGAGGCTGACTGATGAATCTTACGCCACTGGTCAGGAGCGCCGAGGCAGATGCCGTGGAAGCGGAGTTCAAGCAGCTGTTCCTGAGACTGTACCAGCAGCGGGTGGCGCCGAGCGTCAATGCTATCAACTTATTCGGCATGCCCATGCTGGGAGAAACGGCGCTCCTGGAACGCTACATTTCCAGCGATGGCCTGGCGGTATTGCGCACCACCACAGTGGACCAGATACGCCACCTATTCCACGCTTGGCGCTACAACAACCCGCAGCGTGGCACAGCGTTCCTCAAGGCGTACCTGAACGCCCTGTTCGGCCCCGTCTACACCGTTTCCCAGTTGTGGTGCCCGATCAACGGGAGCTATCCGGCCGATGCGATCAGCGAGGAGGAAATGCAGGATATCGGCGCCGACAAGGCGAAATACTTCCTGACCAGCCGGCTGCGTGTGGACATCGAAACGCGGATCGTCCCCGAGCGCATCTTGCGTGCCTCCCTATCAGCCGTAGCGGCCCGGTTCGTGCTCGAGCTGCGCACCGCCAAGCGTATGAGTTTCAACTACAAGGTAGCGGCCCCGGCCCGGATGGTGATCACCTGCAGGGCGACCGGTTCGACCGCGCGCTGATCGCGCGGAAACCGCGCAAACCATCGAAAAATCGGAGCTTTTTAGGTCCGTAGCATTCCCCAGATCAAGTATCTGGGGGTTCTATGTACGATCCGTTGATCATCAATCCAGCAATGACGCTGGGAGGCAAGCAGGCTGCTTTCGCTGCCAGCGCCAGCGGGATGTCGCTGAAGCTGACCCATGCACAGTTTGGTATCGGGATGTACGATCCCACGGGTGCCGAGACAGCGCTGAAGAAGCCAGTGGGCAGTAAGGTCACCTTGGCCGGTGGCGCCCGCCCTACGCAGTATCAAATCCGCATGCTCGCTGCCTGGCGTGAAGACCTGGGCGGTGAGACACCCGTTACCGAGATCGGCTATTACGCCGGCAACGTGCTGGCATTCATCTGGTCCAATGCGGCAGGCGAAGCGGCATTCATCAAGACCGACGGCGTACCAGCAGTGCTGTTCTCGGACATCGGTTTTGAGTCGGTACCGGCAGGCAGCGTCGATATTACCGTCGACCCGGCTGAGCAGGTCGCCTTAGCTGCCCTGGCGGCGCATGAATCGGCCTCCAACGCTCACCCCCAGTACGTCGAGCACGCGCTGTTCCCAGATGCGCAGGCCGATTTGTGGATGACGGTCACCGGCTCAGCCAACGCCCTACTGCTCGCCTCGCCGCTCGACGTGAAGGTGCCGGCCTACAAAACTGGCCAGGCCTTCCGCTTCAAAGCGGCATATTCCAGCACCGGCCCCGTTTCCGCCAACATCAATGGCCTGGGCGCCAAGTCCGTGGTCAAGGCGGGCGGTACCGTACTGGCGCCAGGTGACCTTCGTGTGGGTGCCATCTACGACTTGATCTATGACGGTGCGCGCTTCCAGCTCGCTGGCGGTGTGGGTGGCGGCCAGCTCTACGTCGAATGGCCGACGGTGGCCACCGCGAACCAGACCAAATTTAGCGCCGCCTATACCCCGGGCAGCGAAATGGTGTTCGTCAACGGCTCCAAGCTGGCCAAGGACAAGTACACCGCGACCGATGGATCTACTTTCACTCTGTCCACTGCCGTTGCAGCCGGTGTTCTGGTCACCATGGTGGCCTACAGCACCTTCGCCGTGGCAGACACCTACACCAAGGCCGAATACCAGTCGTTTGTGGCGACCCTGGCGCAGGCGCAGAACAAGACCACCACCGTTGTCGATCGCTGGATGAGCCCCAACCTGGTTCATGCAGCCATCACCGCCCGTGTGCAGCCGTCACTATACGACACCACCGCTGGCAGCCTGCTGGTCCCTGGCTCCTTCGGCGCTGGCGCCACTAAGCTCAACGCCACGGCCAGCATCGACAACCTCACTGCCAGCGGTACCTATGGATGGGGCACTGCCACCACGGGGCGCCCGGTCGATGGCGAGTCGGGTGAAGTCATTCACATGACAGGCGATACAGCCTCCTACGCGACCCAGCTGGTTACCAGTCACACCAGCAAGCGTGCTTGGCTGCGCCGCAAGAACAACAATGTCTGGGCGACGGTGGAGCTGTACACGTCGGACAACCAGCTATCGATCGGCACCAGCGCAACTGAAGCGCGCACTGCACTGGAGTTGGGTACCGCCGCCCAGGCCGACCTGACGTTGAACAACAGGGACAGCACCGTAGGGCGGGTACTGCGCGTAGGCGATTTCGGCCTCGGCACCACCGACCTGCCTGACCTGCAGCTCGATCTGGACACCCTGACAGCCACCGGTTTCTACCTGGTTACCTCCAGTTCTACCAACATGCCGCTTTCAGGCTCCACAGGCATGGTCATTGTGATGACCAACGCCAATAAATGGACGCAGCAGATTTTCATGCCGCAGAGCTCAACCCGTATGTTCCAGCGGGCGAGCAACAATGGTGTGTGGTCGGCGTGGACTGAAGTCTGGAATAGCAACAACCTGGAAAAGACCACCAGCAACGCAGACGCCACGCTAGGCCGCATGCTGAAAGTGGGGGATTACGGCATCGGCTCGAAGGCGCTGATGACCAACAACCTGGTCAATAACATTGACGACGTGACCATGCCGAACGGCATGTATGCGGTCAGCAACACCACCACCGGCACCAAGCCTACGACCTATGGCATCCTGATGCATGAGGGTCGTAACAACGTCGCAGGGGCTCTCGGCCGGGTGGCGCAGACCTATATCGACGTTGAAGGGGGCACCGCCTACCCACGCATTTACCATCGTCTCTATATCGCCGCCAGCAACAACTGGGGCGCCTGGTATGAGGACTGGCATGCCGGCAACCTGATCAAGACCTCGTCAAACACTGATACCACCGCCGGGCGTATGGTCCGCGTGGGTGACTACGGCCTGGGTGCTCAGCTTTCGGTGCTTGACGCCAACGATGCGGTGGTGTCGGGCTTCTATCGCCTGGACGGGTCCTATACCAACAGCCCCGTTGCTGGCAGCCCTGTCTGGATCCTCGTCCAAGTATTCAATAGCAGCGTTATTCAGTACGCCTCCGTTGCTGGTGTTTCTACTGCAGACCTGTGGATCCGCAAGAAGGTTGGTAACACCGGGGTCTGGGGGGCGTGGGCGGAAGTTGCCAAGGTCGGCGATTACGGCCTTGGCGCCAAGACCATGAGCTACATTGCCAACATCGATGACCACACCCTGGGCAACGGTTGGTACTCGGTCGCATCTACCACCACAGGCACAAAACCCCTAAATGCGTCCATTTTTGGCGTATTGCTCGTGAGCGGGCGAAACAACTTCGCTGGTTCCGGGGGACGCGTTTCCCAGACTTTTTATGCTACTGATGGGTCGCCGCGTGTATGGAACCGGACTTACACAGGCACCAGCGCAACATCAGAGTGGTCTGCCTGGGTTGAATCCTGGCACTCGGGCAATTTGGTGAAAACCGAAGCTGTCGATGACGCCACCCCCGGACGCATGCTGAAAGTTGGTGATTTTGGCTTGGGTTCTGGCTCTGGCTCGAGCGTGTTCATGGCCGATTGTACTGATTGCAATACGGTACGTTACACCGGCTGGACGCGGCTTTTGGCTGGCTGCTCGAATGCGCCTTCAGGGTTCGCCCAGGGCGCCACCATGATGACCGTGGCATGGAACAGCGGAACGCTGCAGCAGGTTGTCTACTATGGGTATCGACAATGGCAGCGGCAAATGTCCGGTACTTCCTGGACAGTCTGGATGGAACAGGCATCCGTCCTCAACGTGACTGATGCGCTAGCTGCCGTGGGCTTTGGCCTTACCGCCACTGCCAACGCCATTCCATCCGGCGCCAACCTGAATGACTACAACACCTCGGGTGCCTACGGACAATCGCAGTCTGCGCAGGCAAGCTTGTCGCTGAACTACCCAGTTACGAAGGCGGGTACGCTCTTTGTGCAGAACGGTGGATCGGTCATAACCACGCAGATTTACCAGGAGTATGACAGCGGGCGGATCTGGAATCGCGCGCGGTATCAATCTACCTGGTCGTCCTGGTCGATGTGCTGGGATAGCGAGACGCTTGTCAAAACCAGTGGCGTCTTGGACACCACCGCCGGCCGTATGCTGAAGGTGGGCGACTACGGCATTGGCACAATGGCTGCCCCAAAGACTGTCATCAACAGCAACGCTGAATGGGGCAAGCCGGGTGGATGGTCTGGATTCATCGACGTTGCGGCCTCCAAGGCAAAAGGTGCGGCTGTACCTGTATCGATCACGGGAGCGACCCCTACTTACGGGATGTGGCAAATCGTGGGCCGCCGGGATACTACCAACGGATTCAGCGGCATCTTCACCGATTACGCTTCGGGCCGTATGTGGATCGGCTATGCCCCCACTGGGGGCGACGCGCCGGTGTTCAAAGAGTTGTTCAGTGAAGTCAGCGTAAGTAGCTTCGCGCAGACCCTGCTCGATGATACAAGCCAGGCCGCGGCCCAGAGCACCCTAGGCATCCCCGCGCTTATCAATACCCTGGTTTATGGCATCACTACCAAGGATATTTCGGGTAATGCCAACGTCACCTTGACCGCCACCGAGGCTGCCGCTGGTGTGCTTTGGTTCACTGGTGCACTGACCGGCAACGTTGATGTGATCGTGCCGGCTGGACAGAGCAAATGGACTGTATATAACAGGACTACGGGCAACTACACGCTGCGCGTCAAAACCTCCAGCGGCGTTGGTCAGTACGTCCCGCAGAATAAACAAGCCGATCTCGTCAACGGCGGTACCAACCTCTATTTCGGCGCCAACGCGTTCCCTGATGCCACTTTCGCGGGTGAGGTGACCATCACCAATACCAGCGGCCTTCGTCTGATCGACTCAACTAGGAAGTACGGCACCATCTGGCGGAATGATGGGGCTTTCCTTTACCTGCTGATGACGGATCTGAATGATCCAGACGGCTCTTGGAGTACCAAGCGCCCGCTGAGCTTGGGCCTGGGATCAGGCCAGATTGCGCTCAATGAGGGCGCAACAACTACGGCGCCACCCGCGGCGCGTGATAGCTCGACACGGATTCCCAACTCTGCCTGGGTTCAGGGGGAGATTGAGTACAACACCCGACGCTACACCGGCGTAGGCATTGGCGCCTCAGGGAACTACGCTTTGACGGCCGCCGAGGCAGGTCGATGGCTAAACATGACGGGGGTGGGTTCTACAGCGACATTGCCGGCCAGTGGTTCGATTGGCAATGGCCTGATTTATCAGATCCGTAACCAATCTTCGGGTGTCGTCAAGGTGGTTCATGCTGGTGGCGGGTCCATCCAGCAAGAAACGGGGAACAACAGCAGTACGCTCACCCTGCAGTACAACGAATGGGTCGAGGTCACCAGTAGCGGAACCTCCTACTGGATCACCGGCCGTGGCAAGTTGGAAGAGTCTGCAACAGTAAGCCAGCTGGGCGATCGAGTTGGTGAAATCGCCTTCTTTGCTGGCGAAACTGTGCCTGACGGCTTCCTCAAGCGGAACGGCGCAGCAGTATCTCGAACAACTTACAAGGCGCTATTCGACAAGATCGGTACCAAGTTCGGAGTGGGTGACGGTTCCACCACGTTCAACTTACCGGATGACCGAGGCCTGTTCATTCGCGGCTGGTCCGATGGATCGGATATCGACTCTGGCCGTGTATTCGGATCGATCCAGACCGATCAGAACGCCAGCCACACCCACACCGGCTCTGCCTCGGCTGGCGGTGCCCACAGCCACACCATGACGTTCCCGCGTGACCTGGTTGATGGCTCTCTTTCAAACGATGCGGTGTTCGGTGACCAGATTGAGGAAGGTACTCAGACCTTGAGCACCAGCACTGCCGGCACTCACAGCCACACCCTGAACATCAACGCTTCCGGTGGTGATGAAGCTCGACCAATCAACCGGGCATACCTGCCCTGCATCAAGTACTAAGGAGACACTAATGCCTGCTGAGCAAACCATGCCGCAGCCATCACAGAAATGGTGGACAGTTCCAGGCGTTGAAGCGCCTCAAGTGAGCAATTACAACGCCTATACCAGGGAATTCATGGGGGCGGCCTTCGCCGACCCAAGCCCATTGGAACCAGGCGTTTGGTTGATTCCTGGGTTGGCTGTGATCGGCGCGGCACCGGAAGCCAAGGATGGGGGCGTTATGGTTCTTCAGGACGACGGCCGTACCTGGTCCGAGGTGGAGAACCACCGCGGCAAGCTCGTTTACAGCGTTGAAACCGGTGAGCCGACCCTTTGGGGGCAACTGGGTCCGATCCCCGACACCCATACATTGCTTGCCCCTGAGGGGGCGTTTGCCGCCTGGGATGGTGACGAGTGGGTGGAGGACACCAAGGCCATGAAAGCCGCCCTGGTGGCCAATGCTGTGAACAAGCAGCGCCTTCTCAACCAGCTAGCCAACGAGAACATCAACCGGCTTAACACAGCTGTACGGCTCGGCATTGCTACCGAAACCGAAAAGGCGGCTCTTCTGGATTGGGAGGTCTACTTCGTGCTGCTGGGGCGTTTGAGTCCTACGCAAGTCCTGCCTGCCGCCAGCGACTGGCCAGAAGCTCCGAACGGCGATGCCGCCGGCGTATGGCTATCCAGCATGGGCTACGACGAGATCGAGCAACCTGCAGCGCCGGCGGAGGTCGTCACCGGCCAAGGGACGGCGGCGAGCCTGGAGCAGGCCAAAAGCGCTGAGGGTGCCCCAACAGCCGAAGGCGCTGATAGCACTGTAAGCACTGTAAGCACTGAAAGCACTGAAAGCACTAAAGGCACTGCCAAGTAAGGCTGCGCTACAACCGGCGCCAGCCTTGAGCTGGCGCATGCGAGGACACTATGGCGCAAGAACGCAACGGCAGCTTTGACCAACTCGCTGCCGCCTGGGGGCGGCATATGAACCAGTGGTTCAACGAGCTGTACGCCAACACTAAGGCCGTCGAGCAATATCGGGCCAGGCCCTTCAGCCAAGCGGTGATGTGGGCGCCTTCCCGCATGATCGATGCAGCGGAAGATATGCTGGCTGCCTATCGCAAGAACGTGAACGGCCCGGACGGGGCCAACTCCATGTTTCCCATGGTGCTGATGGCAGTTGATACCAACTACCTCGGTACCGGGGCCGACTTCGGGGGTGATCATATCTCTCGCCGGGTGCTGCAGATCGAAGAAGGTGGCTCCTGGTATGGCTATCAGCACTCCATGCTCGACCAGCGCCTGCAGGTAGTCGTGTTCGCCAGCGAGAGCGCATCTGCCAAGAGCCTGTGTGCCCAGCTGTCGGCATTCATCAAGCGCCCCAGCAACCGCTATCTGACGGCCACCTACAAGTTCGGTCAGTATGACATTCCGGCGCCGATCACCCTGGAAACCAACCGCATTGACTGGATGGAAGTGAAGACCAGCGTCAAGAACATGAAGATCTTGGCCGCTGACTTCATCCTCAAGTGCACCATGCCCCACCTGGATGCCCCGGGCGAAGGTGAGCCGAACGACGGCAGCGCCAACAACCCGCCGGGTTACCCGCTGGTGCAAGAGATCGAGATCAACGATAACGCCGCCAAGGTGCGCAGCAACGGTACCGACGCCGGCGTTACCTGGAGCAGGCCGGAATGAACGTTTTCTTGCGCGAAGGTGGTGACATGATCCCCACAGACGTTGTGCTGGCTTGGCGCAATCGGTCGGATCTGGCGCCGGTCCCGCGGACCCTGGAATTCACCGTGAAGCTCATCGATGGCGTTGAATCGAAGGTTAAAGAAGGCGCTTCAGTATGGGCAGGTCGTGAAAACCAGCAGTACCTGATTGTGAAAACAGATCGCTCGCAGCCATTGGGCCAGGTGCAGGGGGGGAATCAACAGCAGTCCATGAAAGTGACCGCGCTGCTGCATGGCTGTGCGGGTATCGCCAGCGCCAGGCCGATGGCCGTGGTGCAGGAGAACACGACTTTCGGCGCGGCCTATCGCGCTTGTGGAGCGTATGCCCAGGTCGACAACGATTTTGTTGTGCCGCGATTCTCGTGCTTCAAGGGCAAGATCCCCAGCTACCCCCTAGTGCAGGTGCTGCAGGAGGAGGGGGCCGCCCTGGTGATGCGTGGGGGCAGGATCGGCGCTATGCGCTTGGCGGACATGGCCAAGCAGCTACCAGTGGACAATATCGGGCAGATTGACAGCTCGGCCATGATCGCCAGCGAGTATCTGCAATTCCAGGACGTACCCACGTTCTACAGCACCAATGCTGAGGCTTCGCTGGTGCAGGGGCCAAGCAACCAAGTGCGGACGGTGGAGTTCATGCCCAGGACGGATGTACGGCGCCTGCGCAACGCATCGAGCGTGCTGGTGCGCAGTAAGACTATCGACAGCACCATCTGCCAGCAGATCCTGGCCGGTGATGTGCTGCAGGTGGCCGGCGAGAACCTGATTGTGATCACCGCTCTGCATGCCTTCGAGAACCTGGAGGGCGCCCAGGAAAGCCGTAGCCGCCTATGGCTGGGGAGGCTCATCAATGCCGTCTGACCGATATCCAGCATTCATTCGCAGTGTTGACCGCGCCGCGCGCGAGGTGCGGGTCGAGGTGCCGCCTTTCACCGACGGCGCAGACGTGCTGCCGCTGGCCGAAATCGAATACCCCATTGGCGACGACTCGAAGAACACCGAGATTCGCCTGGTGGTTGGCCTGCCGATCTGGGTAGCGTTCGTGGCGGGTGACCCCCGGTATCCGATCATCACCGGCTACCGTAACCCGAACGTCGATAACGAAGTGGGCTGGCGCCGCTGGAACCATGACAACATCGAGTGGAACGCTGACGAGGTGGTCAACATCAACGCCGGTACCGTCGCCAACATCAATGCCGAAACCATCAACCTGAACGCCTCTAAGGCAATAAACCTGGTGGTTGGCGGCGCCAGCATCAAGATCACCCCTGAACAGATCGCTGTCATTGCCGCGGTCATCAAGCTCAACTCATAGGAGGCACTATGCCTGGCGCTGCGCGTGTGGGAGTAGACAAGGCCGGTGACACGATTACCGGTAATCTGGCGCCGACGGTGCTGGTCAATGGCTCGCCAGTGGCGGTAAAGGGCGCCGCGATAGCCGGCCACGGGCTTCAGCCTCATGCCGCGCCGGTGATGGTTGGCGCAAGCGGTACCGTGTTGGCAAACGGCTTGCCCATCTGCCGTGCTGGTGATGCAGCCAGCTGTGGTCATACGGCGTCGGGCTCGCCTAACGTTTTGGTCGGATAGATGCAAACGCCCCCCCAAGCGGCCGTTGGCAGTGAAGCACAATTGCTTTCATATCTACACCATGGGGGCATTCCATGCCGGCAACAAATCCGCTCGACTTCTCCAGCTCCGCCAGCGCGGCTACGGCGCTGAAAAAGGTCAAACAACTGATGATCCGGGCCGGCCAGGCTGTAGCCGGCGCCGAATTCGTTGACAAGCCCAGGCGCACCAATGGCATCACCTACCGCGAGGCCGTTCTAACCTTGGCCAGCGGCCAGCTGGTGACCCTGCGCGTCACTGCCAGCGGTGATATCTACCAGGTGCTGCTCAACTCCTCGGTAGTGCCGATCAAGGCGCACAACGACACGGCCGCGGCAGTGGCCGAGATCGCCGCCATGGCCGAGAAGAACCAGGCCGCATTCCAGAAGGCGCAGGCGCGAAAAGCGATCGCCCTGCCACCAGGTATGACCACGCCCAAGCCAAAAATGGCGGCTGTGCTGACAGAGCGAGTGGCTCAGCTCGATACCCAGATTGCCGAGCGGCGTGCCACCGTGGCCGATCTCAAACAGCAGCTGGGCTCAATGACGGACAGCACGGGAGGCGCCAGCAGAGCACCTGAGTTGGGCGAATGGGAGCGTGACGTGCTCCGGGCGCTTGGCAAAACGGGCTACCTGGAGGACGGTCAGGTGTCGAGCAAGGCGGCCAGGGACGTGCTGTATGAACTTGGCTATATCGATCGCTATGTGGGCAAAGACGAGAACCAGCGCGATAACGTCCTCACCGACAAGGGGCGCGAAGCCCTGGCCATGCTCGACAGCGTGCCAGTGCAGTCCCAGCCGGTAGGCCATGAGCCAATGCTACTGGCTGCCGCGTACATCGCCGCCCGTGAAATTGTTGCGGGCAAGCAGGAACTGCTCGATAGCGCGGCCACGGCTGACGCTGTGGCGCAACTGCGCATCGCCCTGGACGTGGTGGAGACGAATCACCCGATCAACGAAGCTGCGGGCAACCTGGAACAGGCAAAACTCGAGAAGCGTTGCGCCGAGTCGTTCCGCTTGGCCATCAGCATGCTTGACAGCGCCAGCCCGGCACTCACTGAGCCCGGCCTGGTGCAGCTGGTGGCGATTGCTGCCGAGTCCGCGGCTGAAGACGGCGATATCAAAGACCAGGAGGCGCTGGCCGAGCTGCTGGGCCTTGGCCTAGTCGAGGCCACCGACGGGCTCTATATAGTCACGGCAAAAGGCAACAGCGCCCTGGAAGACGCAGGCTACGACATTTACGGCGAGCCTTTCGCAGCCGCCGATTGATGGGGTCTACGCTTGAGGTGCATGCGGCCCGGGTTTGTGGCCGAGTCACTGAGGGCGAACCATGGGGCGTATCAATGGCTGGTACCGTGCCTGGATAGTATTTTGCGGCTTCTACGGCTTGTTGTGCGGGTCTTTGGCCTATCAGATGGTGTCGGAATCAGATAGGACGTTCATGTTCTGGGTATGGCTGGTGCCATGCGTACTGCTGATAGCTTTGGGCAAAGCCGTGGCGTGGGTCATCCGCGGCTTCCAGGGGCAATAACAGTCCTACCTCACACGGACATGATGGCGTACATCTCGGCCATACGGCCCGCCAGGTTCGCTGTCGAGGTAATGGCGTACTGGCGATCGACGAAGTGCACAATCGCCAGGACGGCCATCTGGGCGTTGTCGATGTTCTGATCCAGGCGGTACTGCTGGCCACGCTCATCAATGCCGTCTGTTTCGATCCTGGGCTGGAAGCTCATAGCTTTGTCGCTGAAGGTCAGCCGGTCTTGCCCAAGCATTTCCTTGTAGGAGCGTATGGCATCGCTCAGGTGTTCTTCCTTGAACATGGAGTCGTAGGCGTCGAGCTTCAGATTTGTAACGAATGCCATACCTTCCTTGCGCGTCAACGTCAGGTCGAGCTGCCTGATGATCGCCACAGTACCGTCAGGGCTCCTGAGAGCACCGATGGTGATAGCTTCCGCATTGGCCTGCCCGTACCCGCCGATCGTGCACATGATTTTCATTGCAAAGCCTCTACCAGGTTAGATTACTAAAAATAGTAATATTTGTGTTGTTTATTTGGTTTGGCAATGGTAGGTTGTGATCTCCAACCTTCAGCCAGAAGACACAAAGGAACCACACCATGACGAATGCAAATTCTAAGGCTCCCGTAACCCGTAACAGCGTTGTCGCTTTGCTCGCTGGTATCGCGATCGCGATCGGTTTCGGTACCGCCGGTAGCAGCGAATATGACCAGGCCGTCTCGGATGCTTCCATGCGCACAGTGATGGCCGAGCAAGGGCTTTGGCCCAAGACCGTAGATGGCAACATGGTCGCCTCGGTCGAGAACCCCAGCGCCCGATAATCCCGGCAGCAGCACCGGAGCCCCGCAAATGCGGGGCTTTCTTTTTGCCATTAAAGCGCCTTGATGCTTAAAGTGTCAAAGGCGCTTAAATGTTAATGATGTTTGTGATGCTTTAGGCGCCTTGGTGCTTATGGCGCTATTGATAGATACCGCGAACCCGTTACACTGCCCCCACATTCAAGCCAGATACACTGATTTAGGGGGTTATATGTCCAACAGGTCGAACGCCGAGCAAGGCGACAATCCAGCAGTCCTGACGACGCCGCGTGGTCTGGAGATCCTGGTCGCAAAACCAAGCGAGCTGGGTGATCACTGGGGTGTGAGCTTCGATGGTGCTGACGTGGCCACTGGTTGCACCAAGGCAGAGGCGCTGGATATCGCCAAGCTGGTCGTAGCGGCTAATCCGGGCAGCATCGATGAAATGATCAAGATTGCGGATGGCCCTCTGAGCTACCCTCCTTTCGAGTACACCATTACCTACGCGATCCTTAATCAGAAGGGCGGCGCGGGCAAAACCACCACGGCGGTTGGCCTGGGTGAGGCCATGGCTGAGGTCGGACTTGATACTGTCCTTGTCGACTCTGACCCGCAGGGAACAGCCCGCGACTGGGAAGCCATGGGTGTGGCCAGTGGTTACCCTCTGGGCGTTCGCGTTGTCGGCGTTGACCGGCCTGTCCTGGACAAGTCCGTCCCCCCGATGAAAGAGCAATTCCGCATCATCGACGGCGCGTCCAAGGCAAACGAACTGACCATGAGCGCCATCAAGGCTGCCGATATCGTCATCATCCCTGTTCAGCCATCCCCGCCCGATATCTGGGGTACCAGTGACCTGGTGAACATGATCAAGATGAACATGGAAGCGCGTGAGGGCGGCCCGCGCCCATTGAAAGCGTTTTTCCTGATCACCCAGGCCGAGGCCGGAACCATTCTTTACGGACTGGTTGGCCAGGCACTTGCGGGTTATGGATTGCCAATCCTCAGAACGCGACTGAGTGATTTCCAGGAATACAAAAAGGCCCCGATTGATGGCCGAACGCCCATGACCGCCTTCCCACGCGGCCAGGCTGCGAATGAACTCCGCCAGCTGCGCGACGAGGTCCTGAGGAAGTCCAAGCGCTAAGGTGCTCATGGTGCTCAAGGCGCCTATGGCACTTGAGCGCCTAAGTGACTATGATGGGCGAAAGGCCGCCGGGCCGCAGAATTCCGTAAAGATCAGGTGACGCATGTCTAACAAACCCTCCCTTGTCGCAGGCCGCCCTACTGACAGGCTCTCACCAGCTGATAAGCCTGCTGAGAAAGAAAGTGGTGTCGAGCGCATGAACGTGCATTTCACCCCCAAAAACGCGCGCAAGATCCGGCTGTATGCCGCTTCGAAAGGCATGCGCGGCCCGTCCGAGGCGTTGAACAAGTTGGTTGAAGCCCTGGAATTCGACGTTAATATCGACTGACCGGCCGATACCCTCGAAAGGCGCCCACGTGGCGCCTTTTTTGTGGGCGCTATTCACGCAAAGCCCCAGCGAACCCAGGCCTGAGCGGGCGATATCGTAGGCGCTTTGAACAGGAGCGCTATCGGCCATGGCTGACACGTTTGCAAGTATCCAGGCTGCCGCCCATTCGGGAGCCTTCGGGGCCGGCTCCAAGGCCAGTCCCACCCCCGCGCAGATCCGCGCCGGTAACTACGCCAAAGGCAGCGCCCGCCTGCATGGCATGCCGATCACCATCGAAACCCCCATGTTCCAGTCTCGACGCGGCAAGCAGGACAGTAAGCCCTGGTCGGTGCTGTGCATGGCTCACTACGGCTACATCAACGGCACCCGGGGCGCCGACGGGGATGCCGTCGATATCTTCGTGGGGCCCATGCCGGAAAGCCCGCTGGTGTTTGTCGTCAACCAGGTGAACCGAGACGGCGCCTTTGACGAGCACAAGGTGATGCTGGGTTTCGCCGATGAGCAGTCTGCCCGCGATGCGTACATGAACAGCTATGAGAAGGGCTGGACCGGCCTGGGCAGCCTGACGCCCTGCACCATCAAGCAGTTCAAGTTTTGGCTGAAGAACGGCGACATGAGCAGCCCGCTGACGCCTGTAGACCTGTGGAAGAAGGACGAGGAATTGAGCATGACCGATGTATATGTGAGCTGGGGCGCAGGCCAGCAGCCCGCCGGCCTGTCCCTGGGCGATGTGCTGTACCAGCTGCGCGCGCAGGATCCTGAAGGCCTGCTGATGGACAGCGCCACCCTGGCCGATCTCAATGAGTGCCTGGCCCTGGCCACCGGTGGCGACGGCGCCATGCTCGATGCCATGGTGGTGGAGTACCAGAAGCTGGACCGCAAGGCGAATCAGTTCCTGAAGGTCATGCAAATGGCCGGAGACGCGGTGAAGCCGCTGAGCGTGGAGGTGTCCAAGCCATTCAAGAAGGCCGGCACCACCCAGGTGGCCATGCTGTTCGTGATGGACGACGACCAGACCGTCTCTGTGTTCTTCCACAACCCGGACAGCACGCCGAACAAGCTGACGCCAACCGACGAGCTGGTGAGCTGGAAGTGGGTACTGAACAAAAAGGACATCACCATCACCGTGGCACCCGAGCGCGGCCAGGACCTCAACCCGCGCGAGGTGTCGCGCCGCATTATGAAACTGGTGGAGAAGAACAGCGCCAAGTTCAAGCAGGCCAACGCCAACAAGGCCGAGAGTGACGCACAGCTGGAGCAGCTGAAGGCCGACGAGGCCAGCAAGACCGCCGAACTGGCCGACCTGGACAAGCAGATCGAGATCCTGACGGCCCGTCTGGCCGAGGCGAAGGCCGATCCAGCGCGGGAGCCGAAACCCCAGCCTGCAGTAGGAGCGGCCGAGGGCGATGAGCCTGTGATGCTGACCACGTCGGGCGGGCTGCAGATCAATGTTGTGAAAACCCAGTACCGCGACAACGAATGGGGCGTGAGCTACGCCAGCACCGATATCGCCACTGCCGGCAGCAAGGCCGAGGCGCTGGCCATCGCGGAGCGCGTTGTCTCGGCCGATCCGGGCAATATCATCGACATGCGTTCAGCTGCTGCCGCCCCTGCCGCGCCACCAAAGCGCCCTTACCATGATTGGGAGGGCGACGTGCTCGACGCGTTGGCGGTTCTGCTGGGAGCTGAGCGAGGGGACGCCGATGCCGTCGCTATGACTCAAGGGGCACTGATGCAACAGTTTTTCGCCGACGGCAAGACGCCCGATGAGGCCGCGGCCGCGGTCAAGGCAGCAGCCACCGTACAGCCGGAAACGCCGGAAGATGAGGCGCTGCTGGCCGCACACCTGGCCGAGAAGGCCGAGGCCTCCGCTCAGGCTGCAGCTGAGGCCGAGCTGGACGTGGAGAAGGAAGACACCGGCGAGATCGCGCCAGAGGGCCGCGAAAACGTCGTGAAGACGGCCAAGGGCAACAAGGTGGTCACCGGCTTCAAGATCATCGACGCCCGCAACCTGGTGATCAGCCATGAGGCTGACGGTACCGTGAACCCGGACTACCCGGCCGAGATCCAGCCCCGCGATCGCGCCCGGAGTACTTCGCAGGCCTGGGTACAGAAGACAGCTCGCAGCCTTGACCCGGACAGCCTGGGGCGCACCCAGCGCGCCGATACCGGCGCTCCGATCGTGGGCCCTGACCGCGTGGTGGAGTCGGGTAATGGCCGAGCAATGGCGATCCGTGAGGCGTATCGCCTCGGGCAGGCCGACGAGTACCGCGAGTGGTTGGAGGAGAACGCGGAGTACTTCGGCGTCGACGTGGCCAAGATCAAGCGCCTGAAGGCCCCTGTGCTTGTCCGTGTGCGCACCAGCGCTATCGATCGTGTGGCGTTCGCTGTGGAAGCCAACCAGGACGACAAACTGGCGATGACCGCCACCGAGAAGGCCCGCAGCGATGCCCGCCGACTGGATGACGCCATGCTGGCCAAGTTGGCAGACGGCGACCTCGGTAGCGCGGCGAATCGCGATTTTGTGGCAGCCTTCCTGCAGTCCCTGGGCGAGGCTGAATCGGCGCAGTACCTGACCACCGACGGCAAGCCGACCAGCAGCCTGCTGAATCGCCTGCAGGCCGCCCTTTTCGCTGGCGCCTACTCCGACGATCGCCTGCTGGAGCTGACCGCCGACGTGGCCAAGCCGGAGATCGCCAACATCGTGGCGGCACTCAACAGCGCCGCTCCGGACTTCATGCGGGCCAAGAGCCTGGACCGCGTGGGCGCCGAGACTGCTGGTAGCCAGGTCGTGGACTCGGTGGAGCTGTCGTTGAACCAGGAAGCGGTAAACGCGATCATCGCCGCCACCAACGTGCTGCGCCAAGCCAAGGACTCGGGCATGAGCCTGGATGAGTTCCTGCGCCAGGGCGATATGTTCGGTGGTACCGATCCGGCAGTAGCCGCTATGGCTGTGTTCATCCAGGCGAACAACCGCAGCGCCAAGCGCATGGGTACAGCCTTCAAGGCCATGGCTCAGTTCGTGGAGAGCGAGAACGCCCGCAAGCAGACTGCCGGTCTGTTTGGTGATGAGCCGGCCAGCTTCACCGATATCGTGGCCGCGGCTAACCGCAAGCTGGAGCAGGAGTATGGCGAGGGCTTGTTTGCGATCGACCAGGGCGATATGTTCGCTGCACCGCCGGCGCAATCTACCGCCGAGCCATCCCAAGCCGCCCCGGAGCCAGACGTGGACGATCAATTGCAGAAAGCCAAAGCTTACCTTGACAGCCTCATTGCCGGCGATGCCGATTTGGGGGCGCCGGATCAGGTACTGGCACGCCTGGAGGAGATCTACGCCCAGTTCGGTGAGGGTGAGCTAAAAGACTTGTTTGAGGAGGCGTCGAACGCCTTCCGTGACTACGCCTTGAAGGTAACAGCCGACGCCTTCTGATCGGCATCAGACGGATACAACAAAGCCCGCTTTTGCGGGCTTTTCTGTTAGAGGATCAATCGTAGTGATACCGGCATGAAATGATCGTGAGGGTGCCGTCTTCGTAGAAGTAGACCATACGATGCTCTCTGTCGATCCGGCGAGACCAGTAGCCGGTGAGATCCCCTTTAAGGGGCTCAGGGCGGCCAATACCCTCGAACGGAGTGCGCAGGATCGTCTTAATCAAAAGGTCGATCTGCTGATGCTTCTCGATGTCGTGTTCGCTCCAGTGTTGGTAGTCCTCCCAACCGTGGGGGAGAAAAGCGACCGTGACATTATCTCGGGCGTTGTCTTTATTCTTCTGCTTCTTGTTCTGCTGGGACATTGAGGGAAATCTCCTTGGTAAAGGCTTTCCCGGCTTTATGCAGAGCAATGGATTGTCGCAGACGCTTGGCGTTCTCACCTGAACCGAGAAGGTACAGGGTTTCTTCCATGGCGTTGTAGTCCTTCAGAGAGAGGAGAACTACAGGTTCGCCGCGTTGGCGGGTGATGAGCGCGGGTTCATGGTCCCGACACACATCGTCCAGTGCCTGTTTGAGGCCGGCACGAGCCTGGCTAAAAGTAAGTACATTCATCTGATAAAGATTCCTTCCTGGGATCGCCCAGGTTCCGGCCCCACTAAACGTGGGCGGGGTGGAATGGGTATTAACTGCCTACACGGCATGAAGATCGGCATTCCCCACTTTTGTGTGCGTGGACCACAGAATCTACGTGGAATTTCCTGCTGATCATGCGGCCGATTGTACAGTACTTTGTACAATCTTGTCAAGTGGTGTTTCTTACTTGCAAGTGCAAGTCAAGGATTATTTGTAGATTTAGCAGCTAATCATGTAAGGCGCTTTAGTGCTAAAGGTGCTTTACAACATAAAGGCGCCTGGCTAGGATTCGATCGCTATCCCGACATTTCAGCCAGAGATATCGCCATGAGCCACGAAAATCCTTTCTGCCCCATATTTGATTCATCCCCCTGCAGCCGCTGCGCTGCGACCGGCAAGCGCCCTTCTCCTCGTACAGGCCAGCCACGATCTTGCTTTACCTGCTCCGGCACCGGCCTTGTGTTGACCCGTCGCGGCCGAATGGCGCGAGACTCCATGCGCGATCGACTACTGACTCAAGCGCATGCGGTCAGCGTCGGTGACAAGATTTGGTTCTGCACTGAGCTGCGCAAAGACTTCGGGCAGGTGATCAGCATTGAGCACGTCGACCAGTTCCTGGTGCTGAACGGGCAGCGGCCCGATGGCCAGGCAGTGACTGTGCGTCTGCGTGACACTGACCAGGTGCAGTGGGCGCACACGGCCGATGAGCTGCTGCAGATCCGCAAAGAGGTCGAGGCGTATCAGTCCACCCTCACCCAGATCGGCTACCCCCGCAAGCAGCTGGCCAAGCTGGCGGCCTGATCGTTGGTGCCTTTATCTCTAAGGCGCTAATCACATCAACGCGCCTTTAGCGCCAATGCTACTTTAGAGTCAAAGGCATTTAGAGCACTAAGGCGCGTTTACGCCTAATCCGTAAATGGTGCAAACCCCCGTAAATCGGGGGTTTTGTGCTACCCGATAATCTGCAGGTCAGTCATTCAATTAGGGAGCGCGGCCATGTCCGACCAGAAAGAACGAAGCGTTGAAGGCGTCCTGCAGGAAATGCAGCGGGTGGGTGAGGCAGTCGATATAGCCCGCCGCGTGGTGGTCGTGGGTGCTGGCCACCGATCGCTGCTGGCAGCCGAACTGGGCACCAAACTGGCGCACCTTGGCCTGAAGGTTGAGCTGGTCGAGCCGTCCGTGGGCGTCCCCTCCGAGCAGGAGGAGGCGAAGGGCAGTCTGTACAAGTCGTTCGCCGACGTACTGGCTTGCCCGTCCCTTGCACACCTCTTTGGCGAGCCGGAAAAGCCCCAGGCGTCCCCTGCAATGGCAAGCCTTCTGGAAAAGAGTCTTGATGGCCGTTGGCTCCCTCCGCATTTAGAGCACTGCCGAACCCCCGCCCCAGCACCAGTAACCGCTGAGGCGCCGGAAGTCATGCCGGACGACGATGCTGCACTAGGGGACGAGCCCGCGCCGAATGCACCAGATCCTGAGCCGGTCGAAGAGCCTCCGGCTACACCAGCGATTCCTTTCCGCGAGGTCCTGATGGGCTACCCGGAAACCTGGAAGGTAGGCGACATATTCGAGGATCACCCGCGCTACACCCTGCTGCACAAGGTCCGCAAGTGGGTCCTGGTGGCGTTTGATGACACCGATGTCGAGTTGCAGAGCCCGAACACCAGTTCTACCGAGCTGGTCACGCAGGCCATGTTCCGGCAGCGCTACGTCTTCCACTCCAGGCCGCAAAGTGTCGCCGAATAAGCCCGGCGCCCCGATCGACAATACGCACCTCAATCAATCAGCCAGAAGGCAGCAAGCAATGACTCAGCAATTCGTCACCACCCCACAGATCGTCACCGCATGTGAGCAGGAGAAAGATGGCCAGGCCGGCTACAGCGTCAAATCTGCCGATGGCGTAGCTGTGTGGAAATCCAAGGAAGAGTTCGAGGCGCAGCACATTGCCTTGGGTCATATCGGCCATATGCCGCCGTTCCAGCAGCGCGTCCTGGGCGAGCGTGCCCAACTGGCCGTGAACCACGCCGCACTGACCGCGTTCAGTAAGTCCGAGGCGTTCAAGGCAGTTCCCGATGCCGAACAGGCCCGCTTGCTCCTGCAGGCTGACGCCCAGGGCGTCCTCCACGGCATTTTGCTGGAGCGAATCGGCGCTTTCTGACACCCCGCGGGGCGGAAACCGCCCCCATTAAGGCCATTTCCAGCGCCTCAAAATATCGGCTTGCACTCCTATAACAGGCCGAGGAAATGGCACTATCCCCCATCGAAAAAGCCCGGCTCAGTGCCAGGCTGCTGACGCTCCGCCAACAGCTGCAAGGCGGAGCACTCACCAAAATCCAACTTGTTCGCGTCACCGCCGAGGCCCTGGGCATCTACCAGCAGCTGGGCGGCAAAGTCACTGCGCCCCAACCATCCCCAGCTGCAGCCGATGCGGCGCAGGCAGTGGCGCTGGAAGGCACGGACGAACTCAGCGACGACCCCAACAGCGCCAACTACCGCTACAAGGACACCGGCTATATCTCCGGCAGCCGCAAGGAGCTGGCCGCGGCGTCGATCAAGTCCGCCCGCGATGCCGGCCAGATGCTGCGCGTGTCCGATATCGACTTTAAAGCGATCGAGGAGAACCCCCGCCAGGCGCGCGAGCTGATCAAGAAATCTAACCTCTTCGGCCAGGTTGATTGGGAAGGCCTGCAGGCCGACGGCATGACGCCCCAGGCCGGGTACCTGATCGATCGCGTCTATGCCGCTGTGGCGGTGATGCCGAGCGAAGACAACCCCGAATCCCGCAAGGCCTATGCCCTGGGCATCGAGACGCTGCGCACGCGCCTGGAGCAGGGCAAAACCGTCGATGACGTTACAGACACCCTCAAGGAGATCGCTGGGGAGCTGCTGGGTACCCGCCTCAACGCCGAAGAATCGGAGCGCTACACCGAGCTGACGGTTAAGGGGCGAGAGCTGTCCGAGCGCCGCCGGGCCATCGAGGCCGGCAACACCGCGCTGCAGAACGCCATGTACACGGCCAGCGCGGCGAGCCAAAAGGCGAAATATGCGTATGACAACCGTATCAAGCGCGGCTGGAAGATCGAGCCTGAGCACGAAAAGGCCGTAGCCGATGCCACCGCGGCCTACAACCAGGCCAACAAGGCGTGGGGCGATGAGCTGGCGGCCACCAGGGAGGAGCTGGACAGCCTGCGCGAGCAGTACAACGACGTGTGGCAGGAGCAGCAGGCCATCAGCGATGCGGCCAAGGCGCGCAACCTGAAAAGCCCCGAGGCCCAAGCCTGGGCTGCGTTGGGCGAGCGGTTCGTGAAAGCGACCATGTACCGCAAGATTCGCGGATCCGACAGCTTTGCCGGTCATGTGGCCAACGCCAGGGCTGGCCAGCCGCCGAGCTGGGAATGGACCACCAAGGAGAAGGCCAAGCCGGTCAAGCGCGCCAGCAAAAAGCGCATCACCTTCACTCTCAAGGTGGTGGAACAGTTTGAGCGCGTCGGCGGCCGGCCAGTGGCGGTGGCATCGACTCGGGACCTGGAGCGCCTGTGTGGCTTCCGGGCCGTGCAGTCCGGTAACTGGGTGCTCGATGACTTCGTGAGCGCCAAGTGGCACGTCGAGCAAAGTGCTGGGGCCATGATGGACATGGCCGACGTGCTTGGCATCGATGAGGAGCACCTGGGCTTCGGTGGGCGCCTGGCGATGGCGTTCGGCGCTCGCGGTACCGGCGGCAAGGGTGCCGCCCGTGCGCACTATGAACCCGTTGAGCGCGTCATCAACATGACGAAGATGAACGGCGGTGGCTCCCTGGGTCATGAGATTTTTCACGCCATCGACAACATTCTGCCAAGCCTGCTGCGCGGCGAGGAGGGCGCCAAAGATGAGTGGAGTACCAGTAACCCTGACCTGATGCCGGCTGGCGCCATCCGTGACGCCTTGTACGGCCTTCAGGACGTTATGGCCACCGGCGCGACGCGGCTGACCGAAACCATCAAGATCAATCCCAATGCACGGGCCACAGCCAAGTTCAACCTGGACGGTCGGGACAACCTGCGCGGCGTTGCGCTGGCCATCAAGCAAGCCGGTAGTGTCGAACGTGCGGTTATCGCTGTAGACGATGCCTTTGGCGAACCCAAGGCAAAGAGCCTGCAGAAGCAAAAGGCCCAATGGCGCACGATCGCTGCCGCCTACTACGGCCCCGAGGATGCCACCGAGGTGACGGCCGCCACTGGCATTGCCGTATCGGATTTCTACCGCGAGGCGCTGAACCTGGACGACGGTGTTGCGGACAAGTATTGGTCGCAGCCTTTTGAAATGGCTGCCCGGGCGTTCCAGAGCTACCTGGAGGATCGCTTGGCCGAGCAAGGGCGCAAGAATGATTACCTCAGCTGCCTGGCCGACAACAAACACCACCACTTCCCCGAGCTGGGAATGCCGTTCAAGCCCTATCCCGAGGGCGAGGAGCGTGTGCGCATCAACGCCGCATTCGACCAGCTGTTCAAGTCCCTGCGCGATGAGCAGGCATTCGAGAAAGCAATGACTCAGACCGCGTTGCTCGACGCTATTTTTGGGGTGGCTAATGACTGATTTAAGCACTAAAAGCACTATTGCGCCTTTAGCACTGGCGCGCCTTACTGCTGAATTGCTCACCATCCGCAAGCAGCTGGCAGCCAATGAGGTCGGTGCCCTGGAGCGCGTGCGCCTGGCGGCCCGCGGCCTGCAGATCCGTGCCTTGCTGGGCGCCAAGGCTCCTGCAGCAGCGCCGGCGGAGGAGGAGCCGAAGCCGCTGGCAACGAGCATGCGGACACAGAAGAATGGCGCTGTCCTGGTGACCGGAAACCCGGCCGACTTGGCAGCCTATGCCGCCCAGAACTTCGACGGCCTCAAGGTCACCGAGACGGCAGATGGCATCCTGCTGCCAAAGTCCAAGGCGAACTTGGCCAGCTTCATCCCTGCAAGCTCAATGACGCTGCCAAGTGGCGCGGTGGTCTATGAGCACAACGGCGGCGGTGTATCGATCTGGTATCAGGGCTATGCCTCAGGGATGGCCCGTGATGTAAGCGACCTCAAGAACATCCTGGCGCGCGAGTGGGGGCCGGAGAAGTATCAGGCCGCGTTCGGCGAAGAAGCCGACCCCGAGGATGTGCAGGCCTACCAGGAAGAACAGCAAGCGATCGCCGATCGCAAGTCGGCCAATGCGGCTGCCGAGGCTGACCGGGCAGCTGCGGCCGAACTGGAGCGCCAGCAGGCCGCTGACGAAGCGAAGGCCGCGGCCGAGGAGGCAGAACGGATCCGCCGCGAGCGGGAGGCAGAGAGCCGCGCTGACTTCGACAAAACCATTGGCGCCGGCATTTCCTCAAACCCCGTTTACCAGGCCTTCCTGGATACCCTGGAGCAGCTGCCCACCTTCGAGGAGGGTAACGCCGCGTTTCTGGGCTGGGCCGGCATCCGTGCGGGTGAGTTCGAGCAGAAAGTGAAGGGGCGCGTATCGCAGAACCGGTCCGAATATCTGGAATATCTCCGTGAGTACGCAGAAGCCCACCTGTCCGAGCGCGTGCGTGCGCAGCGGGAGCCGACCGGGGGCGACATCGCACTGACCGGTACCGAGTTCGGCGAGTTTCCGGATACGCCGGAGGGCAAAAAGCAGCTTCGCGCCGCAGCGAAAGCGTTCCTTGAAGGCATGCGCGGCCAGCTGGTCGATTGCCCAGCCCTGGGCGGCAAGGTGGAGATCCGGCAGCGCGGCATCAAAGAGACGATGGCTTTCAGCGGCAACCCGAAAAAGCTGAAGCTGCTGCATGCGGTGCCCCAGATCATTGGCCAGGCGACGGTCGCGGAGCGCAGCGAGAACCACAAGCGGGACAAGAAAACCACGGTGGAGGCGTATTTCTACCTGAAAACGACGGTTTCGCTCGCAGGTGAGCCGATCGCGGTGCGAGTGGTGGTGGAGCAGGATCTGAGTGGCCAGCTGTATTACGACTTGCTGGTGGATCCACCAAAAGAAATGGCGATGCTCGATGCAAGCGGATGTTCCCCTGATCACAATTCAGGGCATCCACCTGCAGCAGACATCGCCACTGGTGCCAGTGTAGAACATGGCGCCAGCGGTGTCATGCTTGATGATGCTGGCCAAATGGTATTGAACCTGTTCCTGGAAGGGGAGGAGATCCAGGTAGCTGCGGCACCTGTCCGCGTTCTGCCACCGGAGTGGAATGACAAGTTGCTGGCTGCTGCTGAGAGCACAGACGTTGTGCTGCCGGATGATGTTCGCGCGAAGCTGGCAGCCCGAGAGGGCGTATTTGAGAACGCCTCTATGCGGGGTGAGCCGTCCGAGGCAGAAATTGCCGAGCAGGTCGAGGCGCTGAAGGTCGCGCAGATGGGGCGTGGAGTAGAGCGCGCCGCAATCGCCAAGTATGAGCAGCGCTTTCAGGAAGGCGTGAGCAAGGCAGTGGAGAGCTGGGCGATCGGCTGGACGCTGAGCGCTATTTCTGCCCGCAAGTCGCGAGAGGCACCCGACGGAACGCAGCCCAATGGGGAGTATGGCAAGCGCGCTCAGCAGTACATGACAGGGGCAAAGCAGGAAACGGCAACTGCGCGTTCAGATGCAGCGTTCCTGGAGGCGTTGAAACGTCGCAATCCATCGGTAGAGCAAGAGCCTCAGCAGGAGCCGACGGTGGAGCCGGCTGAAGTTCCAGGCCCGGCGCCGGAGATCATTGAGTACAAGACCCGAAAGGGCAAAGTACTGCGCGGCATCATCCGCACTGACCTCACCAAGGACCAGGCGCAAGCGATCGACCCATACACCTGGAGGATGGGCGGCGGCTATTTCATCCGTGAAAAGCACCTGCGCGGCGAAACTGCCCACATCCAGGCCGCGCCGGCACCGGTGGTGCTGACCGCCGAGCAGCAGGCAGAAGCCCAAGCCACAGCCCAGCGCCAGGCCGAGGAGCGCGCCCGGGCTGCACTGGCCAGCCAGGTGGAAAAGCTGCGCCAGGTAGCAAACAAGGCCATTGGCGATGCTGACAGCAGCCTTGGCGCC